ATTCTCGAAAGGTTACTCCGATTGACTCTCCCGGATTCTTGTACGGTTTGCACACGGCTGTTCTTACAGTCCAGTGCGCCGAATATCCTACCTGGTTTACAGGTTGGGTACAGCGACTTATCGCTGAATACAAGAAGTGGGGAGTATGGCCAGAAACAGTTAATCTTCTGGACCTTATACCTTATTCCTTTTGTGTCGACTGGTTTGTCCAGTTCGGCAACATGTTCAAGGAAATTGACACATATCTCAACGTGGAGAATTATTTCCCTGTTGAGTATTGTGTCTTATCCGAGAAATGGGAAAAAGGTATGTCAATCACTTCGTTGATACCGGGAATACCGGCATCGGGTGTAGTAACGTTCAGTTACTATGTTCGGTGGATCAGTCGGAAAGTACCTCTTCCGAACGTCTCTCTCAAAGCGGTTCCCACTCCGCAACATCACGTTGTGGAATCCACTGCTCTTATCTTGCAACGCTTGTAACGTCGTTACAAGGAGCTAGGTGAGAGCACCGAACCTATCCCTTCTCTGGGATAGCTATGGACCGGCGTTTAAACCGGTCTGGAGAAAGGAGGGAAAGAATGTCGAAAGTAGTGACATTCGGCCCCAACAGTACTCCGGTGGAAGGTTTGGCGTCCTTGACGTTGACCATGCCCCCACTCAACTTCCTTGCTGATTACAAGGAGGTTGACGAAGGTCCTGGTCGTGTCTTGTACACCGATATCTCCTCACCGCGGGAGCAGCCTGCGACGCTTCGCATTGCTCAGACGAGCCGTGCTAACGTCTATGCTGGCAGCACCATCGATCCGATGGTTTTCCTTCCGAATAAGAAGGGAACCGACACGATCGTGGAGCTGAGGCAGATCGTCGCTGTCACTGACACCGAAGATTCTACCTTCCTCGAGATGTTCCCTGTCCGCATTGCGGTCACCACGACTTACCCGGACACGAGCTACCTGACGGCTAACGCCCTCGAGTCGCTCCTGCTTCAGGTTGTCGCTGCTCACTTTGAGCAGGGTGCTGCAACGGTGGACTCGGGACTCACTCTACTCTCTCATGGCGTCGTCAAGAAGTCGTAGCACAGCAATTGCTATCGGGTTTATCCTGATGGCAGCTGTTGGCTTGACTCCTTTCGCGACGAAGTCTCTCGAGAGTGACACTGGTAAGCCTCCGCAGCAGATTACTTGTACGACTACCCAGTCTGTACAAGAAAACTTGCATGTGAAGACTTCTGACGGGTCATTTGACTCCGTTAGTGTCATTTCAACAGTCACTACAACTATTGAGAGGTGAGTACTGTGGTTTCACTCAACCGCGTGCTCAGCACGTGGGAAGACGTCTCAGTTCAACTGCGACGCACTTCAATGAGCTGGAGGGGGATCCCCCTTTCAGATAAGGATGCGGACACGTTCACGGAAGCTATTGTGATGTGTTCGCTTCACCTCATTGATCTATCATCTCGGCACGGCGGTATCGGACCCGATCGTGAAATTATCGCGTGGGCTAGAATTTTAGCCTCACTAGATGTTTACGATCTTGGATCCTTTCTTTCGGATGTGGCGACTTTGCTACGTAATGTAGTGGAGCCGACCACTTACGGCTGGTTTAAACACCAGCTGTCTGGAAAATACCCATTCGTGGGTGCTTTCCTAGCTCCGATTAGAGGGATTCTTTCCTCTTTCTTAGAGGACCCGAACCCCGTCGAGTTTCGCGTGTGCTACCAATTCTTCTCTTTCCTTACTCATCTCTCTTTCGTCGATATTGATTTCGACGTTGAGCCTGAGTATGAAGAAATGGAGCTTTACCTGCAGTCGTTGACGTATCCGGAAGCCATCGTGACAGAGATGAACTCTATCATGAAGGAATGGATGCAAGGATTCTCTATCACAGAGGATACCTACAGACCTTCCCACGGCCCAGGGGCTACTGCTGAGTTATCGGCGGTAGCAACGTATCTTGAGAAGTATCGGTACCTTGGTACTGATCAACTCTTGAGCTACGTTTTCTCGCACTACGCAGGTTTCGATGTCTCTACCTTCTACCCTCACTCCAAGTGTTCTTGGAGCAGGCAGTCGGTCCTTGTCTCTGTGCCAAAAAGCATAAAGGCAAGGCGGACTATCTCTAAAGAACCAACATCGCTGATGTACAACCAACAGGGTGTACACCGCTCTCTCAAACAATTTGTGAGAGTTCATGACTTCCTCTCAGGTCATATCGACCTGGGTAGGCAGTCAATGAATGCAGTGTTGGCGATTCGGAGTAGTCTGGATCAGAAGTTTGCGACAATTGATTTGTCGTCCGCCTCTGATACAGTGACACATCGTCTCGTGAAACTCGTGTTCCGCGGCACATTTGTGTATCCCTTCCTGGTTGGTCTTCGGTCGCAGACCGTAAGACTTCCCTCTGGAAAGGTACTCACTATGGCAAAGTATGCTCCAATGGGGAGTGCTTTATGCTTCCCTGTTGAGACGCTTATCTTTGCCTGTGCTGTGGAGCTAGCCGTCCGACGTGCACGTCGCACACATTTGGGTTCGTACCCAGAGTGGCGCGTGTACGGCGACGATATCATCGTGAGCGACGCCATTTACGACGACGTCGTTCTCGTTTTGGAGTCATTGGGTTTTAAGATCAATGACTCTAAATCGTTCCGATCACCTTCACGGTTCAGAGAATCGTGTGGTGGTCATGGTTACGATGGTATCGATGTGACTCCGATGAAAATCTCTCGCCGATTTGTTTCGGTGAAAGGTCGGATCACATCTCGTCGCGCCTCTTCATACGAGGGATTGATAGACATGGCTAACACAGCCTATGTTTACCAATTCTCACTTCTACGCGCATGGATTATCCGAGTTCTCCTCGGATGCCCACTTGGTCCCCCCCTATTTTCGGGTGAGATACAAGGCGCACTGTACTCTCCTATGCCTGATAATTATCAGGCACGCTCTAGGTTGAATTGGGATCCAGTCGTAAGACTGGTATCTCGTCCTTCCTATCAGCGTCAAGAGATACAAGTAGTTGTGAGTCGAGCTAAGTCTGTGAAAGATGACTTAGCCCCAGACCTAGTGAAAGCCCGGTATTTTGAGACATTGCGCCTCTCTTCCGTCAGGAAGGGAGACGATATGTTCTCACCGGAACACCTCATTCAGGTCCCTCGAGGCTCGGAGCGTCCAAGACTACGTAAGACATGGGTTGAGAAACCTATTGTCTAGTCTTGGTCGCTAGGCTACCCAAATCCTGG